CAGCTGGGCAGTTTGCCCGCAGATTCTGAGCAGTTCATGATGATCGAGGATCTTTACAAAACCACGGATAAGTTAAACAAACACATTGATTCTATGTCTTTAAATAAAGTTAACATCGAATTTTTAAGAAAACAAATGGACAAAGTATTAATGGATATTGAAAAGCTTAAAGATGCTAATAGAGAAATTCATTATAAAAATGGAAATGGAGCACAATAATGGCTAATACTTATAAGAATAATGTATCTACTATTACTTCTACAGGAAGTGATGAAGCTATTTATACATGCCCTTCTGACGCAACAGCTATAGTTAATACTATCTTTGTTTATAATGGTTCTGGGGGAAGCACTGATTTTACTATCAGTTTGCATGATACTTCAGCCACGTCTTCAGCGAAGATCTACTTCAAATCAAGCCTATCTAATCTGGAAACAGATACAGTTTTAGGTGCTGGAAACGTTGTAGTTCTTGAGGATTCTGATATATTGAAAATTAATACAACCGCACAACCCATTGACGTGACCGTGAGTGTGCTGCAAATAACTAGGTCTTGATTTTAAAGGAAAATATGAGTAATAATGAACAAGAGTACAGGATTATAGACGGGAAAAAAGTTCCGGTTATGCCTGCTAAAGCTACGGTGACCGTTAAACATAAAAGAACTGGCGCTGCTTATACAAGTAAAGCCCATTTTGACGCTGACGTAGCAAATCCCGAAACAGATACGACTGAGGATGATTTCAGACAAGACGTTCATATTCAAGTTGCAGAGGTAGTAGTAAAAGAATGACACAATATATCGCCCCAAATGCAGTAGCAGCAATGACTACGACAGATCTAAGAGCACCCCAATATCAAATGGGACAATTAGCTCTTGCTCGAGGAGGACTTGCATCTTTACCACGTGGTAGATATGCGGGTGGAAGTATTGGTGGTGGAATTATTCAAGGAACTCCTATGTCAGGAGGAAGAACTGGGTATTGGAAGCCTTGGAAAAAAGCTAAAAAATTAGTTAAGAAATTAATTCCTAAAGAACTTGCAGGAGCAATGCAAATGGCAGCTCCTTTTATGCCATCTCAATTTGGTATACCAATGGCAGCTTTAGGATCTTATAAACAAAAAGGAAGAATTGATCCTTGGGTAATGGCAGGAGCAGTGGCCCCTCATTTAAGATTTGGAACTGACTCCGGTATTTTAGGAGGTATGTCACTAGGTGGAAAAGAAGCTGGTGGCTTTGGTGTTGGTGATTGGTTATTAGGCAACCAGAAATTAGGACAAAAAGGAATTTTAAACTTTGGTAAAGGTCAAGGGGGATGGGGCACAGCAATCAAAGATGCTTTATATGGAAGCCCAGAGAAAATTGCTATGGGTAATGAAGCAGATGGACTTCTTAGTGTAGCAGATGCAACAGAAGGTTTAATTGGTAGTGGCGGAGACTACATGGGAGCTCAAGATTTAATTGGTAAAATGGTAAAGGGAGCTACGATGACAGATGGTAAACTGGATTGGCGAAAGTATGTACCTATTCTTTATTTTGGAAAAACATATATCGAAGCTAAAAAATTAGCAGACAATCAAGGAATTGATATTGGTTCAGAAGAACAATGGTTATCAGACCAAGCTTATTGGCAAGATTATTTCTCAGACTTTGCAGCAGCATCCACTCCAGAGTGGGCTAAACAGAATTTAAAATCTGGTGGAAGAGCACGAGCTAAATATGCTATGGGTAGTGCACAGTTTCCCCCACAAAAAAGAACTGGATTACAATGGGGTAGTGATAAAGGTGAAGGCTTAGGAGGTATGGAAGTCGAAGCCGATATGAGATATGATGGGGGCTTCATGCCTTATGGTGAAGAGCCTAAAGCAGATGATGTCCCAGCAAGATTAAGTAAAGATGAATTTGTCTTTACAGATGAAGCAGTTGCAGGCGCAGGAGATGGAGACGTGAACGTTGGCGCTGAAAGACTGTACAATGTAATGAAAAATTTAGAACAAGGTGGTAGACTTTCAGAAGAAACTGAAGGACAGACTGCCCAAGGATTAGGAGCAATGGTATAATGGCTGAGACAGTTACACGAGCGTTACCCGCACCCCATTTAGAAGAAGCCGGTAAAGCATTATTAACGGCTGCAAAACCTATAGGAATGACGCAGTTAGATGCGACCCAATTAGGCGCACCTACACAAGCAGGTTTAGATCCATTTACAAAACAAGCTGAAGCTTTAGCGGCAAGTCAATTAGGACTTGGAGCTTTAACTAGAGATGCAACCACAGGAGCCGTAACAGGAATTGCTGGCACTCCAGGTGTTGCAGGTTACGAACAATATTTATCAGGAGCAGGAGGAATTAGTGCTCCAACTTATACAGCACAACAATTAGCTGGACCTATGACAGCGGCACAACTATCCACAACCGCAGGTCAAGGATATATGAGTCCTTATGCAGCGGCCGTTAAAGATACAACGCTAGCAGAATTTGATGCACAAAAATCTAGAGATCAACAAGCTTTACAACTTCAAGCTCTACAAGCAGGAGCGTTTGGGGGAGGAAGACATGGTCTAGCGGAGTCTGACTTCTTAACTCAATCGGGATTAGATCGTGCAGCTTTAACTGCAGGTTTAGATCAAGCAGCTTATAAAGATGCTGTAGGATTAAGAGATGCAGATAGAAATTATTTAATGGATCTTGCACAACAAACTCAACAACAAGGACTAGGTTCTCTAACAACATTAGGAGCGCTAGGACAATCAGGACAGTTGTTTGGACAAACAGGAGCAGACATCGCATCTCAAACCCAAGCAATGACTCATAAAGAACCATACGAACGATTAGGATGGTGGGGTAATTTAGTAGCTCAACAAATGGGAGGCTATCCTCAAGCTCCTTATTATTCATCAGCTGGAATCGGGACACAACAAAGTCCATTCATGGAATCACTAACCGGTGCCGCTGGTCTAGGAAATATCTTAGGTAAAATCTGGGGGCAAAGAAACTAATGACACCTTTAAAAAGACCTATGTTTAAATTAGGAGGACCTTCTGCTGATGGTGTAGGTATTACATCAGGTTTTAGAACGGGAGGTAGGGTTGGATTTTCACAAGGTTCACCCGATTTACAAGAACAAATCGATTTAAGAATGAAAGAAGTTTTAACTCCACCCACGTATGGGATGACTGAAATCATGGGAGATCTTTCTCAATTAAAAGGAGACACGTTGAGAGAAGGACTGGTAGAGTATAGTGGTGTGCTTAATGAAAGAGAAGCAGCTAAAAAAGCAGCGGCTTACCCTCAATTAGATGCTTTATTAAAAGCTAAAGCAGCGGAAGCAGACTGGCGTTATAAAACGAAACCCAGCAGAATTTCTGAACAACATACCGCCATGGAGAATGCTAATCAAATTTTAAATAAGTATGGTACCTTTGAAGAATTGGTAGCTTCAGGAGAATTAGGACAATGGGATTTCTATATGGGGGTAGGTATGGATAATTGGAAACCTATCGCCGTACAAAAAGCAGCTATCGAAGAGATAGTAAGAGCTGAAGAGATACAAGCAGGTGTTCCAAAATTTGTAACTGAAGCAGAAGTTCAAAAAGAAGTTGCTAGTAGATTAAATAGTTTATTAAGTTATCTTAAAAAAACAGCTAAAGTAAGTACTCCTCCCGGTAATGCTATGGGTGGTACACCTAGAGTAGCTAGAGCTTTTGGAAATCCTAATCCCACTATGAATATAGGAATGACAGAACAAATTGATACACCTCAAGGAGACATGAGTATGACAGAAGATGTAATGATGTCTGATCCCATGGCTGCAGGTGCAGGTAATATCCCAGGTCAAGCGAACAATGATCCTTATACTTTATTAAGAACGCGTTTACCTCAAGAAATTTCAGATGATGTCGTTAGACTCATCGCTTATAATCCTGATGCCTTTGCAGACTTTGCATCAATTGAAACTCAAGAAGACGTAATAGCGTTTAATCAAAAATGGGGTGTGGAACTCGTCGTTGACACCGATATATAGGAGGGTCCATGGCTACTCTACTCGAGAAATTAAGAGCAACAGGTACCAACAATCGTTTTAACCAACCTGATCTTGGTTATTCCCAATTACCTGAGTCTTACCGATCACAATTAAGATATTTTACCGGACCAGAACAAGATAAAATTCTAAGATATACTCATATCTTTAGTAATGATTTAACTCCTGTCTTAAATTACATCGATGAGATGGCGACAGAGGGAAGATCCAATATTAAAAATCACATAACGAATTCATCTAAAGAAGATCAGATGAAGTGGAGTGATTATAAATATCTAGGCGATACTCAATACGATATGATGTATCGTAAGCAAAGTCCCAAAGCTGTTAAAGCAAGAAAACAAGTTATTACATCAACCCCTGCTCAAGTAGGGATTGGGATTGGAACAGGAGTTTATAACACCCTAGCAGGGATCGGGGAACTTGGAGCTGCGCTTACAGACTTAGCTTTAGACACCGACACTCTTTCTATAGTAGAAAAAGCACTACCAGCCGTTGATCTTATGGATATATATGGAGATCGAGCTGGAGCCATTGCAAAATTTACTTCTATTCTAGTTCAATATGGAACAGGATGGGGCATAGCTAGAAAGATTGCCACTAAACTTATTAGTAGAATGGCCAAGGGAAAAATTGCTCAAAAAGTAGGGGGCCAACTTTCTAAGGTTTCTATTCCCTCTCTTACCGGAACTAAAACAGGAATGGACATTGCCAGATTTGGTGGCTACTGGGTATTACCCGCAGCCGTCGGGGATGCCATGGTCTCAACACAAGCGAACGTCAGTTTAGGAGATGTCTTTGGTAAAGAAGATGGAAACATTCTTCAAAGAGCATTAATGAATTCTAAAACTGAAAGTCTAGAAGGACTCTCAGGAAAAGAAAGAGCCGCAGCTATCTTAAGAAATAAATTAAAATTTGGTGGAGAAGGAGCAGCCTTAATCGGAGGTCTAACTTTGGTAGGACCTTCTTTAAAAGGTGCTGCTTGGACTACCGGAAAAGTTTTAGGAGGACAAAAATTTGGTCAAGGAGTGAAGACACCTTTGGGAACAATTCCGACTAGACCTATCCCAACTCCTTTTGGAGAAATTAGTAAAGTACCAGGCGTGGGAGATGCATTGACTGCAATAACTAAACCATTAGCGTATCAAACTAAAGCTAAAAATCCTTTAGGATTACCACCGGGCGTAGGTATTCCAGGTTTATTTAGAATTGCTAAAAAAGGTTGGTCAAAAGGTATGACTAAGCTAGGAATTCCTCGAAGAGAATTATGGAAGTTTTCTGAATTTGGAGGAGCAGGTTTCTGGGCAGGAATTAGAAGAGGATTAGATGATTTTGTTTTATCTCCTCTTTCACCGAGCTGGAAGTTTGATAAAGGAAGTGCTAGTGCCATAAGAAAACAACAAAACATGGTAAGAAAAGTTAAGAAAGATTTTGATATTTGGAAACGTAATTTAGACAACGCCATGTATGGATTAGTTAAAGCAGGTGCAGGAGACATTGCTTTTCAAACCAGAACGGCGATGAAAGCTATGAGCTATTGGGATGATGTTCTTAAATATATGAGAGGAGAAATTAAAATTGATGCTCTTCCTAAATCTTTAAGAACAGGATCCAGAGCCCTTAGACAAATGATTGATGATCAAACCAAACAACTTCAACCTATTATTAGAGACATGGATGTAAGAGATGAACTTATTAAGAACATGGGTAGGTATCTACATACAAGTTATGAGATCTTTAAGAACTCTAAGTGGAGAGTATCTAAACAGGACTATGCTAGAGGAGTAGATTACTTCATGAATCTTTTAAGAACCACTTCTAAGTTTAAAGGAGCTAGAAAAGGAACTGATCTGTATAATAGAATGCTGGTTGAAGCTAAACAAAAAGTAAATTCTATTTTAGCGATAGGAAGAAGCGAAGGGTTTACACCAGGTATAAGACTTCAAAAAATTATGAATGAAGCAGCGGAGATAAAAGTCCCCGCTAATATCTTTAAAGATATAAAGAATGTACCCGACGAAATAGCAACTCTCTTAGGTAAAGTAAGAGATCCACAAAATATTATTTTAGATACTTTAGTGGAGCAAGCTCACACTATTCATTCTTATAATGCTTATCGAGAACTAGCTAATCAAGCCATAGGCAAATGGATCTTTAAAAATAATAAAGAATTTTTAGATTGGGCCGCTAGAAACGGCATTCAATCTCCAAGAGGTTTATCTCCTATCCGAGTTAAAAAACCCTACAACATGGATCTTGAAGACATCTTTAAAAATCCTGATGGTAGTCCCATGTTAGCAATTCCTGAGATGGCAAAAGCTATTAGTGATCAAACTTTATTAGTAGACGTGGCTTTGAAGTTTCCTTTTTGGAAAGCGGCCTTAGCGATTAAAGCTGGAACTCAAGTAAACAAAACGGTTCTTTCTTTAATGACACAAATGAGAAACATTACTACAGCTTCTGCATTCGCGATGTCGAATGGTCATGTTGGAATGGGAGCGTCAGTCGCTGATAATTTTGAACATCTATGGAAACATATGGTGGGTAAGCACAAAGACCCAGAGAAATTAAAAGAGTTATTATCCGAAGCGCTTGAAGCCGGAGCTTTGGACTCCTCTACAATTGCAACTGAATTAGAAAAAATGATTCCTGAATTACTGGGACCAAGTAAAGTTCCCAACATTAGGAAGACAGCTGAACAAGTTGTAAGTAAAATTAAAAAAGGAAAAGTTCCTGAGTTAGATGATGTTGTAGGAAGAACGGTGAGTGATGTAGGTAATGTAGGTTTGATTAGTGATGAAATTTTTTCTCGTCTCTTAACTAATAAGGGAATGGTTGGAAGACTTGTACAAAAATCTATTGAAGCGTATCAATTGGGGGATAACGTTTGGAAACTTTTTGGATATCAATTCACCAAGTCCCAATTAAAACCTGCGTTTCGAACTATAGAAGATGTTAAAAAGTATTTCAGAGAAGTAGAAGGGTTTGAATTTAATCCTTACAAATCTGGTTCAACAACAGCAGGAAAGAATGGACAAAATTTAAAAACAATCGACGATGCTATTAAAGAAATAGCAGGACTCCAAATTAGAGATGTCTATCCTAACTATTCGATGGTCCCACGAGCGGTACAAACGATTAGAAAGATTCCTTTCTTTGGTAACTTCGTAGGATTTACTTCAGAAATGTGGAGAAACTCTTATGAAATATTAAGAAGAGGGACAGCAGAAATGGCATCAAGCAATCCTTACATTAGACAAATGGGAGCGAGAAGATTGTTAGGTTATACAGCAACCGTAGGAACTCTAGTTCCTATTACATATGATATTGCTACCAAACTAACTGGGGTACCTAAAGAATTTATGGAAGCCTACAAAGCAAGATTTGGTGCTGACTATCAACAGGGTCATACTTTAATTCCAATTAGTAAACAGGATAAAGATGGAAAAGTAGATGCAGTGGATGCAGATACCCTTCACCCTTATTCCGATGTTCAAAAACCATTTAAAGTATTCATGGATACGTGGGGTCAAGGAAAGAAAACTGATCAAGGAACAGTAAGTTTATTTAGAGAAGCCATGGTTGATTCTTTATTGGGACCAAACGGAGCTCTTAAACCTTTCATAGCTAAATCTATTGCATGGGAAACATTGCAAGAGGTAATGCCGGATAAGAATGGAATTTCTAGATCTAAAACAGGAGCTTTAATTGCTGACTGGAATAATGACAGAGATCCTTGGAGTAAAACAATGTATTACATTTATTCTAAAGTTCTTCCAACTACATTAAAGAGTGGAGAAAAAATCTATCGAGCTTTCAAAGGACAAATTAATAAGAGCGCCATTGAATACGATCCAGAAAAAGAAGTAGCAGCTACTTTAGCTGGGTTTAGAATGTTAACTCTCGATCCATATAAAGGTATGAAGTACAAAGTAGGAGCGATTGGTGGAGAATTATCGAACGCACGAAAAGTATTTATCAATAGATCTATTGCAGCCAATACTTTAATGGATGATTTTGCACGAATTGCAGAGGGTGACGCACCGGTTAATATTAATTCAGAATTTCAAAACTATCAGAAGAATAGATATAGAATATGGTCTGAAGCTTATAAAGATATACAAGCTTTAAGAATGATGAACTTTACCGAAGCTCAGATCAGAGAAATGATAGAAGGTCGTAGAACTTTTTCAAAACCAGAAGTTAATAATTTACTCTTAGGAAGATATACTCCTGCTAAAGTACCTGAAATAGATTTTCTTAAAAACAATGGATTCTCTGCCCAAATTAAACAAATCAATAGAGAATTAGGAACAGCTTATTCTCCACAGGAATTTTATAATAGAGCAGATCTTCAAGAAATATATAATATTTGGAACAACGCTCAATTAGGAAAAGGATTAGATGAAATAGAAGAAGAGTTAGGAGTTCCTATCAACGTAAGACAAAGAGAACTCATGGAAGATATTGAGGAGAGAAGAGATATAATAATAGAACAACAGAAGAAGGATCGTGAAAGATTACTAGAGCAACAGAAGAAAATCAGAGACAGAATTCTGGAGAAACGGAGCGATCAAAAATCTTCCGTGCCGATTGGTACCCCTTCACTCGATACTGAAATTTTCACCGCGTCGCGTGTATATCCTACTAATTCCGGGACAATTGACCAAACAACAGGGTTGACAAGGAACCAAACAGCATTATTATCCCCCGGAGAACAGGAGATAGCTAAGAGAGCTAACCAGGGTATTGGTAGTCTCACTTAATATGCAGTTAACAGCCAATTTTAGCCTAAAAGAGCTTACAGCTAGCCAAACAGCTGAAAGGAAGGGTATTGATAATACCCCTAGTACCGAGCACCAGGAAAACCTGAAATCGCTCTGTACGCACGTCCTACAGCCAATTCGAGACCACTTTTCTCGCGTAGTGAGTGTATCTAGCGGATATCGCTCTCCGGCGCTCTGTGAGGCCATAGGCTCAAAATCGACGAGTCAGCATGCCCGCGGAGAAGCGGCTGATTTCGAAATATTCGGAATTTCCAATAAAGAACTCGCTGATTGGATTCACTTTAACGTCAATTATGATCAACTAATTCTTGAGTACTGGAAAGAATCGGATCCTAATTCGGGGTGGGTGCACTGCTCATATACAGAAGGTAAGAATAGAAGACAATTTTTGAAAGCCTATAAAGACGAAAATAACAACACACGTTACGAACCAATATAGGAGGGTAAATGATTTCAACCATAATTAGGTGGGTAGACCTAAAACGCGAAAAAATTCTTTGTACTTGGTTTAACAAGTACCAAGGTTTAGTTCTATTCTTAATGCTTATTGCAATTTGGCTTAAATAATTAAATCCAATCTCGTAACTCTTCACCCATCACTTCTGAAGCGATGTTAATTTTTCTACGAAGAGCTTTTACGATTCTAGTGTCGACCGTATCCTCAGCGATAATATCAATGTAGGTAACAGGTTTCTTTTGTCCAATTCTATGAATACGATCTTGGGATTGAAGTCTTTTTTCCAGGTCATAACCGTTGGAATAATAAATCATGGTCGACGCAGCGGTAAGCGTGATTCCGTAACCACCCGTAGCTGGAGTGCCTACAAAATATTTCACTCTGTCATCACCTTGAAACTTTTCTATATTATTTTGTCTTATATCTTTAGGCGTTAACCCATAATAATCAACAACGGAACCCGGACCGTGGACCTTTTGAATTTCTTTGATTATATTTTTAACATCATGTTGATAGTGAGCCCATATCACAGCTTTTCCTTCAATTTCATCTAAAATACTCATTAACTCACTTAAGCGGTTATTCTTTATATTCTGTATGGATCCATCATCAGCAGTAAAATGACCACAAGTAATTTGTTGTAGTCTCATGATTTGAGTTAAAGCAGTAGCAGTCGTGACAGCTTTACCTCCAAAGAAAGCTAAAGCCATCTTTTTCATTTGCTTATATACTTCTTTTTGTTCTTTGGTTAATTCAATTTCTCTTTTCATAAACGTTTTTTCCGGAAGATCTAAACAATCTTCTTTTAAAACTCTAAACGAAAAAGGTTTAAGTTTTCCAGCTAACTCTTCAAGATGTCTAAATTTTGCCACAATCTGTACTGACCGCCCATAAAAATTAGCGGTTCGCATTTCAGCATATCTATTTCTAAAAGCATAATAAGATTGAAAGTCTAATAAATAAGGATCTAAAAATTCACATTGGCTATATAAATCTAATGGATTCTTTGTCACAGGGGATCCCGTAAGTATTCTTCTATATTTAGCTTGTTTAGAAAGTCTTAAAATGTTTTTAGTTCTTTTAGCTTTCGGATTTTTAATCGTAGTACTTTCATCAATAGCCATTAAAGTTTTGTGCGAAAGCAAAAACTTCTGTGCAAATTGAACTCCTTTTTCTGTACTAAAAGCTTCTACATTCATGATCAAAATGTGAAGGTCTTCGTCTACTGTAAACAAAGAATCTAGCTTGGCTTTTTGAGTTTTATTAATAAGAGCTTGCCACAATATTGCCTTTTTTTCGACATGATCTACTAAATGTGCAGGTATTTCCTGCTTAAACCAGGTCCCAATTACACCTTTCGGTGCCACAATTAAGGCACCATCAATCTTACCTTTATCATAAAGCATAGACATATTGTCGATGAGAACTTTGGTTTTACCCGTTCCCATTTCCATGAAGTAGGCATAAGTTTCCCTATTCCACGACGTTTCAAGTGCATCCAATTGATGCTGATATGGCTCAGTCTTAAATTTATATTTCATATCTACTTTCTAGTGTTGTGTTATACATTATTGTATGGTATGTTGTCAACAATGAAAGACGAAAAAATAAATGCCGCAGAAGAATTAATAGGGGACATAGTAAAAGCTACTCGTACTCCTGTAGTCTATGTTATTCAAGAGATTGCCGGAACTAGAGATGGTCGGCCTAAAATTAATATATTAGGCGCAGCAGAATATGGCAGCTTTAAATTTTTACTACCAGAGCTATCACAAATTATTTTTTCACCAGGTCCTTTAATATTTAAATTAAGAAAAGGATTAAAAACTTTTAATAAACAAGATTATTTATTATTAACTGGAGATCCTGCAATAATAGGGGTTGCATGTTCTATAGTTTCTGATATAACAGGTGGTAAGTACAAATTACTTAAGTGGGATAAACAAGAAAGAAAATATTATCCTATTGAAATAAACTTATATGAAAGAGGAGAAATAGATGAGTAAAATAGATTTTGAAAAAGACCAGGAAGAAGTTCTAACTCGTACAAAAGAGATTAGATCTTTATCTGATGAAGTTCTTAAGTTAAGAACTTTAGAAGATGAAATGAAAAGAGATGAAGAAGCTCTTAAAGAAAAACAAAAAGAAGTAGACAGAATTTCTCAAGATGTAATTCCAACCATGTTAAGTGAAATGGGATTATCATCATTGAAGTTAGCTGATGGATCATCAGTTGACGTAAAACCTTTCTATAGTGCTAGCATTTCTGTGAAGAACAGAGAAGCGGCATATAAATGGCTTCGTGAACAAGGCCTAGGGGATATCATTAAAAATGATGTCACCGTTTCCTTTGGACGTAACGAAGATAACAAGGCGGTAGATTATGCTAACCTTGCGAAGAGTCACGGGTTCGAACCGACACAAAAGTTGAAGGTCGAACCAATGACTCTCAAAGCAATGGTCCGTGAGCGTCTCGAGAAAGGTCTCGATTTGCCCATGGATACTTTTAACGTGTTCGTAGGAAACCGAACCAAACTAACAAGGAAACAATAACAATGAACAAAGAACAAAGTATCGCGAAACGCGAAAACGCAGGTGTTCCATCTACTGGATTATTTGAAGGTGATGCGAACGCTGGCTTTCAGACGATGTCGCAAGATGATCTTGCACTTCCGTTTTTGAAAGTTCTAGGACAGCTGTCTCCAGAAGTTAATACGAGACATGCTAAACATATAAAGGGGGCAGAACCTGGTATGATCCTAAACACCGTTACGAATGAACTTCATGACGGAGCAAAAGGTATCCAAGTAATTCCATGCTTTTATAAAAGAGAGTATGTGGAATGGAAGGATAGAGGAGAATCAATGGGCGCACCAGTTGGAGTCCACGCTGCAAATTCAGATGTTGTAAGCTCTGCAAAGAGAGACAACATGAATAAAGATAGATTACCGAATGGTAATTATCTTGAGAATACAGCGAGTCACTTCGTACTGATGTTAGGCGAAAATCCCTGCACCGCATTGATTACCATGAAAGCTACTCAATTAAAGACTAGCCGTAAATGGAATACAATGATGATGGGCATTAAGCTTCAAGGAAAGAACGGCTTATTTACTCCACCAACATATAGTCATGTTTATAAGTTGACGACTGTTCAACAGTCCAACGATAAAGGAACATGGTTTGGTTGGGATGTATCTAAAGTTGGTCCTATCCAAGAAAGAGCAATGTATGAGCAGGCTAAGAGTTTCTCTGCGAATATTTCAAAGGGAACTATCAAAGCCAAACATACAAGTGATTCCGAACCAAAAGGGAACACACCTTATTAACGATTAGTTGCTGATCAACTAAAATGGGGCGAGAGCGGGAGACTTAACTCGCCCCGTACAAAAGGAAAAGGATGAAGTTTGCTGAGATATTTAATGGTTTAAAGAGGGCTTATGGTTGTACCTACATAAACACGCAACCCACGAATGGTGAGAAATTGAAAGGGAAATCTTTCATTAAGAGAGAACCCGTCACCTTAGAACATTATCAAAATCATTTAAAAGGAATTGAACCTACACTAGGTATAGTACCTATTAGGGATGACAACACCTGTATATGGGGGTGTATCGATGTAGATAGCTACGCAGGATTTGATCATATAAAATTATTAAACAAAATTAAATTATTTAAACTTCCATTGGTTGTATGCAGATCCAAAAGTGGAGGCGCTCACATTTTTTTATTTTCTAGAAAATTTATAGAAGCTAAAATAATGAGAGATAAGCTGTTGGAGATTAGAGCAGTATTAGGATTTGCTAACGCAGAAGTTTTTCCAAAACAAATAGAATTAAAGTCAGAGGAAGACACAGGTAATTTTTTAAATTTACCTTACTTCCAAGGAGATAAAACAACCCGTTATGCTTTCACTCAAGAGGGGAAAGCTGCTACATTAGAAGAGTTTTATGTGCTGGCAAACGAATCTTCATCTTCGGATGTCAGTCGTATAAAAGTGGAGAGACCTCAATCAGAATTTTCTGATGGTCCTCCATGTATTGAAACATTGGCGGCTGAAAAAATATCAGAAGGGGGGAGAAATGCCGCCTTGTTTCATTTTGCAGTATTTGCAAAAAAGAAATGGAAGAATTGGAAAGAAAAAGTCTCCTGGTTTCATGAGAATTATATGACAGGAGAATTAGACCAAGCAGAAATTGATATAGTAAAGAAACAACATGAGAAAAAAGACTGGGGATATAAATGTAAAGACGAACCTATGTGTAGTCATTGCGACAAAGCTTTATGTAGAACTCGTAAACATGGAATTGGTAATGCTCCTACCTTCCCTGAGCTAAGTGATCTTCAAGAAATTAAACTAGAAAACCCATATTATTATTTAAACGTGGATGGTAAAAGATTAAAGTTAGATAGTCCTAAACATTTAAGACAACCTTCTCTGTTTGAAGAAGCATGTATAGCCGGCGTAGGGATACTACCCCCAACAATGAAGACTAAAGATTGGAAAGCTTTAGTAAATGGATTACTAGCTGGAAGAGAAATTATAGAAGCTCCTGAAGGAATGAAAACAGAAGATCAATTGCTAGAACATTTAGAAGACTATTGTAGCGACAGAAGACAAACTAAAAGAAAAGAAGATATCGAAAGAGGAAATGTTTGGAGTGATGAAGAATCTCATCATTTTAAATTTAGACATTTCTTTCATGATCATTTACAAAGACGAAGATGGTCTCATGATTATCAAAAGACATCAGCGTGGATGAAAGAATGGTTCGATGCAAAAATTAAAGTATTGGATATTGGAGGAAAAAGTACGAGAGTTATGTGTGTTAAAAAATTTGATATAAAGAAAACAGAATTTAAATCACCAACCTATAAGGAGAAAGATTCTTTCTAATGACAACGATTGTATTAGGACCACCAGGCACAGGAAAGACTAGAACTTTATTAAACAAAGTTGAAGATTATTTAAAAGAAACAGATCCCGATAAAATTGGCTACTTTGCTTTTACCCAGAAAGCTGCCTACGAAGCAAGAGATAGAGCCATGAAGAAATTTAATCTAACAGAAGATGATCTCCCTTATTTTAGAACTTTACATTCATTAGCTTTTAGAAAACTAGGAATTAAAAAAGAAAATGTCATGCAGCCCCATCACTACAAAGATCTAGGAGAAAAGTTAAAACTTCCTCTATCAGTACCAGCATGGGATACGGATGATAATCATGGATTCTTTTCTTCTAATAGTGAAGAACTTAATATTATAGATAAGGCAAAACATAAACAAATTACTGTTGAACAACAATATGATTTAGGAGAACACACTAAAGAAGTTTCAAGAGAAAAACTAATTATCCTCGATAATGAATTAAGAATTTATAAAAAAGAATATGGTCTAATAGATTTTCATGACATGATCTCAAATTTTATTAAGAGTGATAAATGTCCTAACTTTCAAGCAACGTTTATTGATGAAGCTCAGGATCTATCCCGAGTCCAATGGGATATGGCTAAAAATATTTGGTTAAATACTCAAGATTCTTTTGTAGCTGGTGATGATGATCAGGCTATTTTTAGATGGGCCGGTGCAGATGTTGATAGTTTTATTGCATTAGATGGTAAAATAAATCAATTAATTCAATCATTTAGAGTACCTGCAAAAGTTCACAAATTAGCGGCCAATATTGTAAACAGAATTTCGAATAGAATCAACAAGAATTGGTTGCCTTCTCAAAGAGAAGGAGACGTTAAATGGTATGATAGTTTTGATCAAATCAATTTAAAACAAGGAAATTGGTTAATCTTAACAAGAACAAATTTTCAACATAGGGCTATCGAAGAAGTTTTATATAAAGATGGTTTGTATTACAGAAGTAAAAAAGGAAAGAACTATGAAGCAGAATTATATAGAGCGGTTGCTGACTGGGAAAATTTACGTAAAGGTTCTTTACTAGAATACAAAAAGTTATCACACATCTTTAGTTATATGAGTCCTAGAAATTTAGATAAAGTTAAAATTCAAGGTATGGCTAAAGAAGCTTTCTATGGCATAGACCAACTGCGCAAAGACTACGGCCTACAAACTAATGCAGTTTGGTATGAAGCGTTGGATGGTGCTGGATCAAGACGAGTAGAATATTTAAGATCTATGAGAAATAATGGAGAAAAATTAAATCAAGATCCTAGAATAAATATATCCACTATTCATGGTGCAAAAGGAGGAGAATGTGATAATGTAGTTTTATTGACAGATCTTACAGAGAATACTCAGAAAGGATATGACCGAAATCCTGACGACGAAGAAAGATTATTTTATGTGGGAGCAACACGAACTAAAGAGACCTTACATATCGTAAGGCCTAGAGATATTTATAAAGGATACAAAATATGAGCATATGGGAAAAGCAGATCGGTGGAAAACACTACAAGAAAATGAAAATTCAGCCGAGTGAATTCGTTCACAAAAATAAAATGTTATTTGCAGAAGGAAATGTAATTAAATATGTATGCAGACATCCATTCAAAGATGGTAAGCAAGATTTATTAAAAGCAATTCATTACTGTGAAATGATTATTGAAAGAGATTATCCAGGAGAAGTTGAAACTAAAGAGGAACCAAAAGACTATCCTCCTAAAAATTCTTGGGGAATGATTAAACCACCAGAGACTACACAAAAAGAATGGGTCGAAGGCTATAAAGCCTGGAAGGAGAAGCAATGAGTCTTCAACCACCTCTATGGCAACCTCAGACGGAATGGGTTCCACCTGAAGAATTTCCGGACTTATCTAAGTACACTGAAATTTCCATTGACTTGGAAACAAAAGATCCTGACCTTATTAAGATGGGCTCAGGCTCTATTACAGGTAATGGCTGTGTTACGGGTATTGCTATCGCGGTAGAAGGTTGGTCCGGTTATTATCCAATTGCTCACCAAGGTGGCGGAAACATGGATAGAGATAGAGTTCTGTCCTGGTTCAGAGACGTCATGAAAACGAACGCTCTTAAAATTTTTCACAACGCTATGTATGATATGTCATGGATTATGACCTTAGGAGTTCCTGAAATTAATGGAACGATCGTGGATACCATGATTGCAACAGCCATCGTTGATGAGAACAGAAGACGATACGATCTTAACTCATGCACCAGAGAATATATTGGTAAAGGAAAAGATGAAGCAGTTCTTTATGCAACAGCTAAAGAATGGGGAGTCGATCCTAAAGCAGAGATGTATAAACTTCCTGCCATGTATGTAGGTTCTTACGCAGAAAAAGATGCAGAGATTACATTAGAGTTATGGAATTATTTAAAACAAGAAATACAAAACCAAGATTTAGAAGCTATTTTTAAATTAGAAACAGATCTCTTTCCTTGCCTGGTTGCGATGAGACATAAGGGAGTGAGAGTTGATGAGGAGCTAGCTCATAAATATAAAAAAGATTTAGTAGAAAAAGAGAACAAGTTATTACAAAAAGTCAAGAAAGAAACAGGGATAGAAGTTCAAATTTGGGCGGCCAGAAGTATAGCACAAGTCTTTGATAAATTAAAGCAACATTATGACCGTACAGAAAAGACGCAAGCCCCTTCATTTACGAAGAATTTTTTAGTTAACCACCCCAACCCTACGGTTAAACTGATTGCCCAGGCTAGAGAAATAAACAAAGCCCATACCACTTTTATAGATACTATACTCAAACATTCACATAAGGGAAGAATTTTTTCAGAAATAAATCAATTAAGATCTGACAACGGTGGCACAGTCACTGGCAGATTTTCTTATGCACATCCAAACCTCCAACAGATTCCAGCAAGAAACAAAGAACTGGGTCCTATGATTCGTTCTTTATTCTTGCCGGAAGAAGGCTGTAAGTGGGGTTGTTTTGATTACTCTCAGCAAGAACCTAGACTCGTGGTTCATTACGCCATGTTGTCCAAGATGTATGGAGTAGACGAAGTTGCGGACGCGTACCACGAAGGCGACGCCGATTTTCACGATATCGTATCCGAGATGGCTGGCATTCCACGTAAACAAGCGAAGACTATTAATCTAGGATTATTCTATGGAATGGGAAAAAATAAATTACAAGCAGAGTTAGGAGTCTCTAAAGATAGAGCGGATGAACTCTTTAAAAGATACCATGGTAAAGTTCCATTTGTTAAAATGTTAATGGATGCTGTGATGCGTAGAGCCCAGGACTCAGGAAAGATTAGAACGCTTCTAGGAAGAGTTTGCAGGTTCCACTTATGGGAGCCGGCACAGTTCGGGATTCATAAAGCATTGCCACACGAAGAAGCACTCAGGGAACACGGACCGGGGATTAGAAGAGCATATACTTATAAGGCTTTAAACAAATTAATTCAGGGATCTGCAGCAGATATGACCAAAAAAGCTATGTTAGACCTCTTTAAAGCAGGTATTATACCACATATTCAAGTACATGATGAGTTGGACATTTCGGTAAAAGATGATAAAGAAGCTAAGAAGATAATTGAAATAATGGAATCCGCAGTGGACTTAGAGGTACCAAATAAGGTAGACTATGAATCAGGTAAAAACTGGGGAGATATAAAATAGGAGATAATATGGAACTATTAAAACATTTCTGGAACGAACACAGAAAAATAAGCATCGGCGTAGCTGTTGTTGTGGTTATTTTAATAATCGCAGCGCTATAATTAATCAAAACAAATAGGATTTTATGTTGAATGGCATACTTAAATGTGAACATACCGGCAACGTATGCCCAGATCAGGAGAGAATTCTTATATGATCTCAAGGATCACCATGGAGAGGTGGAAGACTGTATTATCTTTGGCCTCGCATCGATTACAGGGCGTGCTCTACTCTTTCATACAATTATGGAAAATGGTGCTGTCTTCTATCGCTTGCCGATTCATGCGTTTATACAACGAGGATTTAAAATCGAAGATGTGCCTAGGCGTAGACTGGATGAGCTGGAGCTATGGAATTGCTTTAGTTATTTTCCTGCTATTACTACTTACGATATCCTTCTAGGACAATCAGGCAAATATTACGGGAAAGATAAGAAATGGCATACCGGCCAATATCTTTTCACAGTTGACTTTGCTCATCCGGAGAGTAATATAGTCGATACGGATCATTCCGAAATCCCGCACGAACATAAGTGCGCGCACGTCTTAGCACTCAACGACGGCAATTATGCAGCACAACCTAATAATAGATTGATATGGAGTCTTCCATCTTTTACGGTTAAAGATGAAGTTCCGTTCGATTGGAAGGTACAAACCAATGATTGGTCTGTTGAAAATACTGCCACATGGAGAACAGAAGATTCGGACAGATTCTTTTATGGCATCGAAGAACAAAATGGAAAAATGTAAAGATCATACGCAGGAAAAACAAGACTCAGGTGAGTGTTGTCAAGTTGTTGAAAAAGCAAAAGCTGAACAACAAACGTATGAATATAAACCTAAAACAAGTGGTGAACTTGTTATTGATGACACCAACGAATGTGAGTGGTGTCAGTAATGAATGAAAAGTTAATCACCGCTTTGCTCGCTATTCTATTAGCGCTCGGAGGATGGACGCTTCAACGTACATTCTCTCTTTCTCAAGATATGGTTCTAATTAAAACCAAAGTGGAGATGATAGAAAATGAGATATCGGAGTTTAAAAATTCTAAGGGCAAGAAGAATCGCAAGAAAAAGAAAAAACAGAGCGACTAGATGGATGCAATATTTCATATCGTCTATCATTATCGGTCTAATTTTAATGTTTGCAGCTACTTCAGCTGAAGCTAAGAACGAATACCTGGGCCAAAACTGGCGAGACTGTTATGCCGGTGATATCACTCCTTACGTAGAATATAGACAAGGTGGCACTGAATATATAGATCGAGGCTCCAGCACTCATGACGATCACGAGTACAGAGTAGGAGTAAACTTTCGTTTTAAATTTGGACATACCTGCGATAAAAAATTTAAAAAACAACAAGCCGATCGATATGAACTCGAACAACAACTTGAACTCCTTAAAATTTGTAGAAAATATAAACATGTAGAGATGGGTCCGGAGCTAGAACTCGTCGCTAAAAAATGTAGAGATATGAAATTCCTAAAGAAGGATGATAAAAGACAACGAACGAATGATGATCT